TATATATAATATACCGACACGAGCTCTAGAAGCTGGGTAAGTTCTTGAGTAGCATATGTATTAACATACCGACACGAGCTCTAGAAGCTGGGTAAGTTCCTGAGTAGCATTATAACATGGGTATATGGTCCACATGTTTACATTAGTATACCCTTGCGAAAGTGCACAGAATGTGTTATAATTAGTATATACAATGTTAGAGAGACCTTGTGTTTTATGACTGTGAAGCCCGATGCGAGATTGTGGGCTGCCGGTCCTGGTACTGGTAAGACTACTGCGTGCAGGCAACACTGCCAAGAGCTCGTAAATGCTGGAAAGCGTGTTCTGGCATTGAGCTTTACTAGAGCTGCGGCGCGCAACCTTACTATGTCGGGGGTGGAGGCACGTACTGTAGATGCGTTCTACTACCACCGACTTAAAGAGTTTGGGATGCTGAATAAGTTCTTCGAATGGGGCGACTTGGGGTTGTTGAAGAGGTTGTTTGTGTGTGCTTTGGAACTACCTGAATTTAGGTCTGCCGTGTCACGTTACGATGTGGTAGTGCTGGACGAAGCGCAGGATTGTGACGAGGTTATGTTCGATACGCTCTTGACGGTGTCGGGTGGAAGGCTTCATGTTTTTGGCGATATTGATCAGTCGATTTATGAGTGGCGTGGCAGTGACCCAGGTCTGTTGTTGCGGTTTGCGGAGGGTGCGGAGGTTACTAAGTTGTGTGTTACGTACAGGCTGACTCGTCAGGTTTTGGAGGCGAGTCAGCGGCTCATCTCTCATAATTCGGGTCGCATTCACGTGCCTCTTCGGTCACTGAAGGAGGGTCCTGAGGTAGTCTTCGAGCGTACTCGTTTTGGGCGTGAAGCCGCCTTGAAACTAGCGGAATCGTATGGTTTCAAGGACGTTGCAGTCCTTACACGTAATGTAGAGGGACGAAGTTGGATTGAGCGTTTTTGGGCCGCTGGGTTCGATAGGGTTCCCCGTTCGCATGTGAGTTATGCGGGTACGATACATGGTACGAAGGGTCTAGAGTGGGAGCACGTAATTGTGGTAGACGCAGACTGGCAGGAGTTTAGGTGGGAGCGAACTGAGCGTGCGCGTCGTCTATTTTACGTCGCGATGACCCGTACTTGCTCTACGTTACACATATTTGCTATGGATCCAGTGCCATTTGTTAAGGAGGCTCTGGGAAGGGAAGTATGAGCGACGAGAGAGACTATTTTGGTGTACTTCTTGACGCCCTTCTAGAGGTTGCTCCGCCACATGCGTCGTTGCAGGTGCTTGGGCTGTTTGAGGATGACGCTGACTTGCCATACTTTATAGACGCCATGGACTACATGGTCACGGCGGTTGAGTTGGAGGAGAATGTGGACCGTGATACTGCGGCCGACTTGGTGTGGAGGAGGTTGACGAGGAGGTTCAAGGGGAATGTGGTTTTGGCGTATCGTGAGGTCGCCAGAGCTTACAAGGTGCAATACACTTTACTTGATTACTACAGGGTTTCGCCAGAATGAGGTTCGATTGGTATGTCTCACCGAAGCGCATACCAGAGGATTTTCCGACCGTGTTCAAGAGCGCATATGCGGGTAGGTCATCTGTGCGTGCGGGGGACATTAGCTTCTTGGATCTTGTGGTTTCGGATGACGGCATGGTTGAGGGAGGTCTTACGTACAAGGATCTCAGAGGGGATGTGTTCGTACGCTCCAGACACATAGGTGACATATGGTGTCTGTTCAGGGGCTTACCTTTGGAGAATCTAGTAGAGCTGGCTCAGAAGGGCGAGACTGTTTTGTCTGATGGCTCGCTACTGAGATACATGGGTAAGTGCGGGACGTTTCTGCTGTACGAGGGTGCGAGACGTAAGCTGACTCTTGCGCTGTACGATGCGCGGAGCTACGACGTCGACGGTGCTGAGGAGGAGGAGTTTAAGGAGTTTTTGGACAATTTTGACTGTCGTCTTACACCGCCTAGTATTGCTAAAGACATTATGTGGCGTGAGTTGCACGTATCGCGGTATTTTGAGAGGTTTGGACTCTTTCCGACTTCGGCGCAGGTGCTCGCGTTTTTGCACGGTCATGCGTGCGGTTTCGATACTCGTATGATCGGTTTCGTCCCATCAGCTGTGAAAGTGGACCGGAAGCTTGCATATCTCAGCGCTCTCGCAGAGCTTCCATATATTGAGGGTGAGTGGGTGGAAGGGCACGAATATACTCCCGACGACTTGTATGGTCTCTATTGTGTAGACGTGAGGATACCCGACGACTTGGTTGCGTCTCCGTTATTCGTGCCCGTACCTGTAGAGATGCGTACTGGTTTCGTGTTGTTTCCTTTTGTTGGTGAGATTAGTGGTGCATGGGTGTTTGAGCCCGTAATGAAGTTACTTGTGGAGATGAAGTCTAACCAGCTCTGTGACAGGTTGCGTGTGAGACAGTCGTATGCGCTTCGTAGTGGTAATGGTCCGCGTTCCTCTCCATTTAGGAACCTGGTGAGTATCGTCGGAGACCTGAGAGCTCATGCAGGCATGGGTGATTTCGCTAAACTTATTGGCACCTCCATGTGGGGTAAGTTGTTGGAGTGTTATGTGGAGCGTGGTAGCGACGGAAGTGCTGTAAATGTCGCAGGTCCTTTCTTCTGTCCTTTCTTGGCGTACACTGCTACAGATCTCATAAAGGCAGACGTCTTTAGGTTCTGGTGGAGGAGTGGTTTTAAGCTCTACTGTTCGCACGTGGACAGTGTATGGGGGCCGGAAGGAGACTGGGTAAAGTACGCAGGTGAGAGTTACCACGTAGAGCGTGTTCCTAGCACATTTTTCTTGAATGATGTGAGGTGCGTGCGGAGTGACAAGGAGGCGAGCTTGTATGAGCGGATCTGTACCAGCACGACCAATCGGTTGCTTCTGACGATTGTAGGAAGAGGAACGTATGGCGAGCTGAGGAATGTTGTGGAGAGCAACGTAGATGACCGAAAGCTTTTTGGGTTGTGCAAGGTAGCTACACTGCTTCGCATCTCGTCGAAAAGAAGGTTTGGCTATCCTCTGAGTAGGTTGCGTATGTGCGATCTCAAAAGTACGCAGTTGTTTGGGAGATTGTGGGATGGGAGTTGTATGAGCTCATTTGAGGCAAGGATATCACCCGACTTCGGTTTTCGGGGGTTTCGAGACCGTAGCGGGAGGATTTATGGCGCTTAAGGTGTCTGAGGAGTTCAGCATAAAGATCGATCTTGCGCACTTGGGTCTTCCTTTAGATGTAAAGGAGCTTGCAGAGAAGGCCCTCGTCGAGCTTGTCGACACACCTGTCAAGATTCACAGTGACGAAGAGGTGTCGAAGTTTATCAGTGAAGTTGTGTGTGCGTCACCCGAGTTGGTCAGACGCAATCACGTGTACGTAAGTGCGGAAGGAATGCAGTGGTTCATACGAAACTATCCCGACATACGAGTTCACTGGGTACTGGACAGGTTTTACGCGTACTACATGGGTAAGGGCCTGAAGAGGTTGGATAGCGCTGTCTCGGAGTTGGGTATGAGGGTGCACGTGTTTATGCACTTGGAGGCTGGAAAGCGTTACACACCCAGGTGTGCGAGGCGTGCGTTGCCCTATTGTGTGTATGTTCGCAGGTTCTACAGTGATCGGGCGAAACTGTGGAAGGCGAGTGCCTTACGTGACTGGTTTGACGATAACTTTTCGGCACTTACCAAGTTTTTCGAGAACAAGTTGAATACGGCGATTCTCGACCTTCGCTGCGACGATTGGGGTATGGTGAAGGTTGCAGATCTCTACGATCTCTGGAGGACGCTTGTGTAGTATGGTTGAGGATCTGCTCCACAAGGTTGGTAGACCCGAAAGGCTTCGTGCAATTATGAGGATGCTTAAGGACGGCAAGAAGCCTTCTACTTTCGGGCTTCGGGCATTATTTGGTGTGAGCGAGATGACTGTTCTGAACGACGTTAAGTACCTGAAGATGCTTGGGAAGCTGTCACCTAGTTTTCAACTGTGGCGTCAGAAGGACGCTAGTTCGATAGAGGAGCTCAAGAACTATGTCGATAGTGAAGTCTGGGATTAGTTTCATAATCTACGGTGAGAGTGGCGTAGGTAAGACGCCATTCGTTGCGGAGTTGGCAACACATCCAGAGAGTTCGCCATGCTTGTTTATAGACGTGGATGGTGGACTGCTTGAGACGCGCGGCGACACTGATGTGGTGAGGGTTAACGACTGGTCGACCTTCGTGCGTACAGTCAAGTCGCTACAGAAGTACAAGAGCGTCGTGATCGACTCGGGGACGGAGCTTGAGTACGTGTTGAGAGGTACTTTCACGGACAACGTTCCTGAGCTTCAGGATTACTACAAGGTGCAGGAGCGCATGAAGAGGATGTACAGATTCCTTACGCGCTCGGGTCTGCTTGTGGTTGTAACGGCGGGTGTACGTGCGGTAAACGACGAGTTGAGCGGCGCTACGAAACTCTATCCAATGTTTCAGCCTACGCTCGTTAAGGATCTCATACGTATGACGGATGTAGTTGCTTACGTCCAGCGTACTAAAGAGGGTACGCGAAAGATGCATGTAAAGTCTGGTTTGCACATCATCGCACGTGACAGGAGTGGCGTCTTGGAGGAGTTGGATATTTCTGGGCCTAAACTGTCATGGCGGCCCATATTCGATGCTTTGACTGCAAGGGGGATACGGCCCTCTGACAATATAAGTCGTGAAGGAGGAGAAAAATGATTTCAGTAGATTTCAGTGGCGTTGAAGACCAACTAACAGCGTTACCAGTTGGAAGGTATCTAGTGAGAGTAGCGGCATGCGACTATGTTCCTGAGTCACAGAGAAGCGGTCAACCGATGTTAGCATGGACGTTCGAGGTCGTCGCTGGGCCGTACAAGGGTCGCAAGGCGTTCTTGAACACCTCACTGCAGAAGCAGTCGCTGTGGACCCTAAAGCGTGTCTTGCGCGCGCTGGGTTACGGAAGTGAGGAGCTTGCGGGCAAGGTTGACTTCGATCCGGAGTCTGCGATCGGGCGCGAGTGTACCATCGTCGTTAGTCACGAGCGTTACGAGGACGTGGTGCGACAGCGCATTCGTCAGGTCCTGCCTGCAGACGCTTCGGAGGTCGAGAGCGAAGAGCTCTAACGTCTAGGCGCCTTTCCCCCTTGCAGTATTTTGGAGGAGAGGAGAAATGATCGCGACAGTACTATTAAGTGGTGGTCTAGATTCGGGCACCTTACTGTTTAGGTTGTTGCGTGAGGGATATACGTGCATTCCGATTACGGTGAACTATGGTCAGAAACATGCAATCAGGGAGATCGAGTCTGCGTGTAAGTTACTAGAGTTTTTGGGTGACAGGATTGAGATGCGTTCGTGGAGACTTGTGTACGTTTCGGGACTGCGTATTGGCTCTGCGCTTACGTCTCCTGACATTTCTGTTCCCGAAGGTGAGTATGTCGGTACGCCTAGTACGTTTGTGCCGGGAAGGAACGCGTTCTTGTTGTCGCTTGCGGCGGGTGTTGCAATGTCTGAGGGCGGTTCTGTGGCGGCGATAGGCGTACATGGGCGTGACTACCCTTATCCTGATTGCTCTCCTACTTTCATACGTGCTATGGACGAGGCGGTACAGCACGCGACGTCCGGACATGTACGCGTTTACGCGCCGTACTTGGAGTACAGCAAGGCCGAAATAGTTCGCGAGGCACTTTACTTGGGCGTTCCTCTGGACGTGACTTGGAGCTGTTACGTTGGCGGAGATAAGCCGTGCGGTAAATGTCCGACGTGCATCGAGCGCAAACGTGCTCTTATGGAGGCGGGTGTGCCATGTTAAAGGGTTTGTTGAAGAAGCCTGTCGAGGAAGGCGTAACTGTTCCGTACTGGCGTGCTAGTGAGGCGGGTAGGTGTGAGACGTACTTGGTACGTTCTCGTTTAGGCCATGGAGCATATGTGCCTACGAGGATTCAGTACATGCTTGAGGACGGAAGGTACCACGAGCGTACAGTTTTGGCGGCTCTCAGACAGGTTGGGTGTGCACTCCGTTTCGTCTCGGATGACGACGGGCAGATAGAGGTGAAGTGCAGTGACAGTCCCAGAATAATTGGGCATCCAGACGGACTCGTGCGTATAGAGTCTACAGACGACTTCGACAGGATAGGGGCTAACTTCAGTTCGGGTGGCTGGTTGTTGTTGGAGATCACAGGCGTTAGTCCGTTCGTGTTTCAGCGCTTGCGTATGAGCGGATTAGCTGATGTGATCCCTACTAAATACGCACAGATTCAGTGCTACCTGCATTCCGAGCTTCGTAATGAGGGGGTAAATTCTTGCGTGTTCGTCGCTAAAGACAAGGCGAGTTGGAACGTGTACGAAGAAGGTGTGGGTGTCGATGACGTGTGTTTCGAGTCGGTTCGGCAGAAGCTGTACAGGTGTGAGGAGTTCTTGGGTGAGGGGATCGTTCCCGAGTATCGGTGTAGCGGGAGTGAGGCGACGTTGTGCAAGTACAGAAAGCTGTGCTTCGACGAAGTTACGTTTCCGTCTCGCACTTCGGAGACGCTTGATGTGGAATCGCTCTCAGACGAGCTGAGGGGCGAGCTCAGTAATGCGCTGAGGATGTGGAAACGCTACAAGAACATACGAGATGAGTCTGACGAGGTCGTGGAGGAGTGTAGGGAGTACGTCTTTAACCTGCTCAGAGTTAATGGTGCGATGTCCTTGAAGTATGAGGGGGTCGTAGCGGCGATCAGGCACAGGAACAACGTGTCGATAGACCGTGAGATCCTAAAGCTCTATCCCGAGGTTTATGAGAAGGTCGTCAGGCTTTCGGAATCTGAGTACGTAACGCTTAAGGAGGTGTTATGATTATTGGCGTAGTTCGGACGTTCGATGCCGCACACAGACTTTTAGGCTATTCGGGGAAGTGTAACAGGTTACACGGACATACGTACAAGCTGATCGTGGAGATTGCGGGAGAGGTTGGTAGGGACGGAATGGTTATGGATTTCGCTACTCTCAAGGGGAGTGTAGACAAGGTCGTTAGTGATCTTGATCACTCTTACTTGAATGACGTGTTGTCTAGTGAGCCAACGTGTGAAGAGACTGTTGCGTACATCGTACGGAAACTCAGTAATCTTCCACTGCATCGTGTCGTTTTGTACGAGACGCCTACTGCGTATGCGTTATGGGAGAGAACGTAGTGCGTACAGGTAGTACGGTACGGATGCTTACAGGCTGTGGGCATCTGTACGTTACTGTAAACGTAGACGACTCAGGTAGGCCTATAGAGGTATTTGCGTACTTGGGTAAGGCGGGGTCGTGTATGCGGTGCATGCTCGAGGGCCTCACTAGAGTTGTCACACTTTCCCTTAAGCATGGTGTTCCTGTAGGTGAGGTGGTGAACCAACTTGTCGAACTGCGATGTCCACGTCCTCTGAACTTTCCTCGTGAGTTGCGTGCGACGAGTTGTGTGGATGCGGTCGCTAGAGCATTACGTGGAGGAGAGAGTAATGGGACTACTTAAGAGGCTTGTCTACTATCCCTACTACTTCCTTTATCCATGGTGCATAGTGAGTGTGGAAGAGAGGGGGAAGTTGCCTTGGTGGAAAGTGCCTGGCTGGATGTTGTTTCATTTGGGTGTGCCTCGAAAAGGCATTACTGCGAAGGAGCTTGGTATGTACGTGCACCTACATATTGCTCCCGAGAGGCATAAGTGTGTGTGTGGCAGGTACTACTGGACACTTAGGAAGTCGACGAAGTTTTGCGGCAGTTTTGACTGCTTCATGAAGATGCGAGAGGAGCGGAGATGATCGATCAGTCTAGGGTAGAGGGAATCATTCGTGAGCTTTTGATTGCGTTGGGTCAGGACCTTGAACGTGACGACTTGAAGGAGACACCTTCTCGAGTCGCCAGAATGTACATAGAACAGTGTACTGAACTACCTTGTGAGCTTAAGGTGTTTCACGACCGTTACGACGAGCTGGTTATTGTGCGTGACATCCCGGTTACTAGTTTCTGCGCACATCACCTACTTCCATGGTTTGGGTACGCTAGCGTCGGCTACTTGCCATCGAAGAACGTTGTAGGCATAAGTAAGCTGGCACGCCTTGTACATACGTGTTGCAGGGGCTTTACGATTCAAGAGGAGGTGACTAGGAAGATTGCTGACACGCTGTACGGAGAGCTAGCGCCCAAAGGCTGTGCGGTCGTGATAAAGGCCTTTCATACGTGCATGAACTTGCGCGGTGCGAAGTGTGTAGATGCCAGCACTGTGACATCGTCTGTGCGCGGCGCCTTACGTGACGTGTCGTCGCTTCGGTATGAATTTTTGTCGCTTATAGGAGGAGAACGATGAAGGTTTCCTTGACACAGCCCATTCAGCTTTTGCGACATCCTCTTTTTGAGAGTGATTACTATCTGGTCTTGGCGCACATGGTCTTGAGAGATGCTGATTATAGTGCGTACTATTTTGAGAGGGAAGCTTTCAAAATTCTTGATAACTCAGCTGTCGAGTCGGGTGCTGAGTCTGTGAAATGGGCGAACTTGGTATGTGCCGTCTCTATGGTGCGTCCTAACGTAGTGGTGTTGCCTGACGTTATGTTTGACGCAGAAGAGACCATGCGACGAACATTAGAGGTTCTGGACTCGCCTATGTTGAAGGTCCTCAAGAGACTCTTCAACGTGGAGCTTTTGGCGGTGGTTCAGGGTAGTACACCTGATATTTGGTTGCACTGTTTCGAGGTGTTTAACAGCGACGAGCGTATCGATTACTTGGGCGTTCCGATGCTTACTACGGAGCTGTTCGGAAGGCGGAGCAAGGCACTTAAGGCGATAGAGAAAAGTGTCCGAAAGCCGTGTCATCTTTTTGGTACGTGGTACTCAACACCTCTACGCGATGTGGTTGAGGAAGCGAAGTATGATTTCGTTATGGGTGTAGATTCATCCAAACCTATACGTTTGGCACTTGAAGGAAGGCGTATTGACGACGACGGTGCTGTCGTAGACAAGCATGACAAGGAGTATTTCTACAGGAAATACGACGTAGACGAGGACCTGTTGCGTTACAATTGTGAGACGTTCAGGAGGTGGTGTGGTGCTCAAAAGTGAGAGGTGCGTAGGGTGCCCTGCGTACAGTGCACCCGGACCAGTGCCTTCTGAACTCAACGGCGTCGTCGGTTTTGACGTGAAGGGTAGTACCGACGTAGTGTTCGTGGGCGAGGCACCTGGTAACTGGGAAGTGGCTTATGGGCGTCCTTTCGCTAACCCTACTGGTGCGGGTGGTCTGCTTCGTCAGTGTCTGGAGCAGATTGGCATACGTCGTTTTGGACTTTTGAATGTATGGAAGTGTGTATGTAAGGACGTTTTCGGTGTTCACAGTGTTTGCGCTGATGCGTTGAAGGATGAGCTCGCACGTATCAGCTGTAAGGTCGTCGTGACTCTAGGAAGTGTAGCGCTACGTGAGGTGGCTGGATTTCCAGACGTTAACGTGATGCAGGTACGCGGGAGACTGTTTAGCGTTAACGGGATGAAGGTTCTGTCACTTCTTCACCCTGCTTTCTTGCTGAGGAGTCCTGGCTATTGGCGTGAGTGGGAGTTGGGCTTGTTGAAGTTGAAGAGGGTGTTGGAGGGCAGGAGTGACTACATACCTACTGAGATGCGTGAGGTTACGCACTGCACGACACAAGAGTCGGCGATCAGGGCTCTAGACGTACTTGAACGTTTCTCGACGTATGCGTGTGACGTAGAGACTGCCTCGTTTAACGCACCCTGGCAGAACGGCGAGCTGTTAACTGTGTCGATTGCGTACGCGAAGGACAAGGCTTTTGCCTTCGATGTTGGTGTGTTGAAGGGGGAGGTCTTCGAGCGCATGAAGCGTCTCTTCGAAGACACTAGTCGTACGTGGATATGGTACAACGGTATCTTCGACATACAGTTCTTTCATGCGTTGGGCATAAACGCGCGTATTGACAGGGATGCGATGTTGGAGGCACACTTGCTGGACGAGCGTGACGCGGTGCACTCACTAAAGAGGGATTGTGCTGTGTTACTGGACCAGCGTGACTGGGAGGCCGATTTAGGAGAGCTGGACATACCCAACGACACGTCCGAGCGTGCACAGCAAATGTGGCGAGAGATTCCTCGTGAGAAGTTACTGGAGTACAATGGCCAAGACGCCATGCACACGTTTCACCTGAGCGAGCTGGTGCGTGAGCTGCTTGAGCCTTGCTGTGTGCGTTACGCCGACACTCTTCTGGCGCCGACGTACAATATGCTAGCTGACGCACGTCGAGTAGGGTTGTGTGTGGATCTGGAACGTGTTAAGCAGTTGATGGGTCGTATTCGGCCTGTTCTAGACGAGATAACAGCGCGACTCGTGGAGTACAGTGGTGACAAGTACTTTAACCCTAACAGTCACGTGCAACGTAAGGCCCTTTTGCGTAAGTGCGGTCTGAACGTGGAGGACACTAGACGAGAGACGCTGGCCAAGTACGTGGAGTCGAGTGAGGTCGTGCGTGCTCTTATGGAGTACGCCGAGGCTCACAAGATCTTCTCTACGTACGTTGAAGGTATTGTAGACGATATTGCAAGTGACGGAAGGGTGCATCCAGACTGGAAGTTGCCTGCAGTGACCGGAAGGTTGAGGTGTAGCAATCCCAACCTTCTAGGTATACCAAGGAAGGCTGAGGTGCAGGAGCATAAGTGGAAGCGGTACGTTAAGGAGCAGTTCGTGTCTGCGCCGGGGCATCTGTTTGTGCATATAGACAGGAAGCAGTCAGAAGTGCGTTGTGCATGCTTCCTTGCTGGTGACGAGAAGCTTTCAGGGATTCTCAAGTCTGGAAGGGACCTGCATTCGGAAGTTGCGAGACTGATGTATGGCGAAGGGTTCACGAAGGAGCAACGTGTAGCCGCCAAGATGATAGTTTTCGGTCTCATCTACAATCGCGGCGCGGGGTCGCTGTCTCAACAGATGGGTGTTACTGTTGAAGAGGCTAAAGACATGATGGACAAGTTCTTTAGTCAGATGCCTCGTTTGATGGTGTGGAGACGAGAGGTCATACGAGAGTCGAAGTCAAAAGGGTACCTGCAGTCTTACTTTGGACGCATACGTCATTTCGGACTGATTACGCGTGACAACTGTGTAACCGTAGAGAACGAGTCTGTCAACTTTCCAATTTCCGCGTTGAGCAACGAGCTCAACTTACTCTGTTGTGTCGAGACTCACAAGCGCTTCGGTAAGTACGGTGTGCAGGTGCTTGTACCTATACATGATGCGGCACTCATACAACTGCCTGTACAAGGTCACGAAAGCCTTGTTAGTGAGATAAGTGGATTTTGGGAGAGTTATGTACCTGAGCTGTTGGGTACTGATTTACCTTTCGGGGTAGATGTTACCGTAGGCGAAAGGTGGAGCGAGCTTTAACATCCCCAAAACACTTCATATTAGTAGGCCCTTGTTTGAAGTTAATAATGGTGGTATAATTAGGTAAAGTAAAATGAAAGGAGGTTTGCACAATGGCACCGAAGAAGTGGGCTGAGCTTACTCCCGAAGAGAAGCGGAAGAGACTCGACTATGCACGCAGACGCCGGCAGTTACTGACCGCAAAACTTCGCGAGCTCGGAATCGTCGGAGCGCCTCGGACCAAGATGTCTGAGGAAGAGAGGAAGCAGAAGCGTTACGAGTACGCCAAGTCCTACAACAAGCGCATCCGCGAGCAGGCCAAGCTGTATCGCCAGCTTATGGAAAAAGGTATGTAGTGCTGGGTGTTGACTTCTGAAGGAGGAAGGAGAGCATGACGACAATTGTTATCAACGCCCTGATTGCAGGGCTGTTGGGCGCGATCGCGATCGTAGTGACCCACCAGATCGTTTCGGGTGAGGACACTACGGGATGGTCGTCCGCGACCTCATCGATGTTTGCGTTGATTCCGACTGTGGTGGGGATCGTGGTCATTGTGGGCATGTTTGTGCTGCTCACTAAGATCAGAGGCGGCGACTAGGCTCACGGAAGAGGGCGCTCGTTATACGCGAGCGCCCTCCCCTAAATCCCGATGACTGACATTGTTTATGAAGGACACACTATAACTAGTCTTCAGGAAGCTAAAGCGGCCGGACCCACAGCTTACGAGATGTATAAGGCCGCTAACGCTCCTGCGGTAACCCCCTCTGCGCCTCCTACGACTCCCCCTTCTACGACTCCCCCTTCTACGACTCCCTCTCCTACGACTCCTGCAGAGCTTATACAAGCAGCTCGAGAGGCTGAGGCAAAAGGCCAGACAGAGGAGGCTCGAGAGCTACGTTCTCAGCTAGAAGAGGTAATGACAGCTGAGAAGGAGAAGACGTTTGGTAGGCTTCTAACTCAGAGTGCTCTTCAGGAGACCGGTGCGAAGCTTGCGGTAAGCCCCGAAACGGGTGAGGCAGCTATCTTGGAGCCTCATGTAAAGGTTCCAGAGGGCTGGGAGGTTAAGCGGGCTACTGAGGCCGAGCTACAGAAGTACGGCATGTATACAACCGCGCCTACGGGCGTGACCTACTACACGGAGTATAGGCCTTACCAGGTAGTTGACGAGTCTGGTAAGGTACTCTACACCGTAACCGAGTCTGCACAGAGATCTGGCTTGGCACCTAAGTATGAAGAGGCTCGTAAGAGCATGCAGGAAGGTCTAGTGCCTAAAGTAGAGGGCACTAGCGTGAAGTTCGTTCCCAGAGAGGAACCTAAGACACCAGTAAGCGAACCTCCTAAACAGGTGAGCTCTAGTATGTTTAGTCTTGACCCTGAGAAGGTCAAGACGTACTTGAGCGATGAGCTTGAGCGCTATCGTCGTAGTGACGGAAGCTACGACGTTCGTAAGTATATCGAAGACGTCGAGTCCGGTAAAGGACCTAAACACCTCACTATTTCCGCTATTACTGCTGTCGTTCCTTACGATCAGGTAATGACAGTCTGGAATGACATGCATACGGCCGATCCCGCCTCAGGGTTGTACTATCGAAAGGCCGATCTCTTCCAGAATTGGGGAGAGCGTCTACCGGACGGCTCCTATACAGGCAAGATCCTTTGGGACAAGTTCCATAGGGATCTAGGAGCGTCTATGGCTTGGGAGCAGGTGCTTAAGTCTGGTAGTGTTGACCTGGAGGAGATCAAGAAGGTTGGAGGTTTTACAGGCGTAGAGGCCGCTCAGGATGTACTTGAGCAGTTCAAGAGTCTTCCCGAAAAAGATCAGAGGTACATACAACAATACGGCCTTCATGCCTATATAGACAAGCTCGAGCTCGACGAACGCCAGCGTAAGGACGCCGAAGCAGTCATCAGAATGTTTGACAAGGAGGGCGATCCTGTTAAGTTTGCGGTGCTGGCTACTCAGGCTAAAGGCGTAAAGGCTACTGAGAAGGGTGTTTTTGAGGTCCTTGTAGCGGCTGGCTATTCGGCCAAGGACGCCGCACAGATCGTGAAGATAGCTCGCGATACGCCTCGTTACATGATTAAGCCTGAAGGCTTCGCAGAGGGTGTTGCCAAGTCGGCCGCAGAACTGATGCAGAAGACTACCGAGGCCATAGACAAGGTAGCTGGTAAGCTAGCTGAAGGCGCTATAGCGCCTGTAGCTTTTACTCCTGGGGCTAAAACTTCAGAGAAGGTAGTGAAGGGTCTCATTAAGGGTGGTATAGACTTCTTCACTGTACCTGTAACCGCAGTCGAGACCCTTACAGTCGCTGGAGCACAAGCGTTTGCTAAAGACTATCTTGGTGCTCTTGAGACCTTCGGATCTCTCGCACCAGTTACGTACATACACAAGGCTGGCAAGGGAGAGTTTATTGGCTTCGGACCAGCGGCCTTGAAGGCGATCGAGCAAGACCCTTACGTAGCGGTGCCCGAAAACATCGTACTGTTCGCACCTATCGTTGCTAAAGGTGTCACGAGCGCTATCAGTACCGTAAAGGGTACGAAAGCCATCCTGAGTCCTCACGAAATCCATCCCAAGACAGTAACGATAGAGATGTCGGTACCCTCGGCGGTGATACCCGACGGAATGGTGGAGCTCGCTGCTCGGCAGAAGGTTGAGTCTGCTATCTTGAAGACGCTAACTGGTGGGACCGACTTCGAGGCTACAGCCGCTAAAGCCTTGCGTTCGGTCAGTGACGCGATCGAGCAGGCCCATAAGTTCGGTCACGACGTAGTGATAAAGGACGCTGAAGGCAAGGTCGCTTTCAGGCTAACTCCCGCAAACAGGTTTGAGCCCACACTTCTGTACAAGGTCGTGCCAGACGCTACGTTCGTGCAGGATGCTGTCGAGGCTGGCATGCCTGTAGAGGTAAAAGGTAGAAGCGGTATTGCTTTCTGGTCACTTCACGCCCCACTCAGTTTCGTGTCGATATTTGAGTCTCCTACGGATCCTGCCGTTCTAGCGACTAGAGTTACGTGGAAGGACATCAAGCCTCTTCCACGTGACGTCATAAACCAGCCAACCTTGAGTGCCATGTACCGCAAGATGATGGAGATGGTACAAGAGGGTAAGCTCGAGAAGGGCTTCTATCCAGTGTTCAAGCGTTGGCAGGACAAGATTGAGCTGGAACTGGTGTCTACGGAAAACTTTCCGCTTCAGCCTGTAAGGCCTACGTGGTACACACAACCTTTCCGTAGAGGCGTCGCCACGGATATCGACCTAAACAGCATGTTGAAGCAACTCAAGGACGACAAGCACATCGTCTTCGACCTGGACTACACTCTCGTAGATGGTAATGGACGCCCTTACCGCGGAGCCAAACAGCTTATAGAGGAGCTACGGAAACAGGGTAAGGAAGTAAGTCTGTGGACGCATTCCGAGAGAGCTCGCGCTGAGGGGCTCCTACGCAACATGGGTCTGGATCCCTCAGTGTTTAAGAACTTCATAACTCGAGAAGACTACGAGCCTACTGGACTTCACCCGTACGCTTACAAGGACATCAGCAAGATTGGTGGCGACAGGCTCGTAGACGATAGCAAGGTACAGAAGAGTCTTCAAGGCGGGAAGCAGTTGTACCCTAAGTTGATGAAAGTAGAGACGCCGTCTGGGATAGCCGCTATGCGCACTTACCTTCCCCACAAGTTCATCGGTCCTGACGGCAAGGTACTCAAGGAAGGTACAGCTATCCCGCTCTACTTCCTGCTTACCGACAGTGCCTTGAAGGAGGGTCGCACCCTTCCTACGTCGCGAAGCCTAATGCTTGCATCTGCCTTCACACTTATTCATGGACTTCGAGAGTTGGCGTCTTGGCGTCCGGGTCATGCAACGTTTGGGTACTACGGTGGTAAGTTGCTCCCATTCTACTCGACGTTGAGAGCTCTAGAGTTTGAAGCTGCTGACACCATTAGTGCTCCTACTAGGCATTCTGCACTCATCACGAACGAGAGAGGTGAGGTGCTACTTGTAAGGCAGAAAGGCACTGATAGGTACGATCTACCGGGCGGTAGCGAGCTGTGGAAGCAAGGGTTCTTTAAACGTCGTGAGAACCAGGTTGAGGCTCTCCGTCGCGAGATCTCGGAGGAGACAGGTCTAGAATCCAAGAGAATGGACTACCTAGGTAGGCTTCGGAGTGCGTTTGACGTCGAGCCTCGCACCTTCGACATCTATCGTGTCGACACAGAAGGTGCGCCTAGAGTCAGGTCGAGCAGTAAAATACTCGAGTACGTGTGGTGGGACGGTAAGTCTCCTTATGTCAGGGATCCTGTAACAGGAGAGCCCATAAGAGTTGCCAAGTTTGTGATAGACGCTATGAATGCGTTCGGTAGCCGGAAGCCTTCAGTACATTTGACTACCGTAAACACCAGTAGCTTGCCTGACACTGGAGTAGGGGCTATCGTAAGGAATGCGATTGAACGCTACAAGGAAGCTCTTGGAGAAGAGTTCGAGACGTTTGCGAGGGATGTCGAGCGGAGAGCTAGTGACATGTCTCGCAGAACTGGCAAGGACATGGACGAGTGTGTTCGCAAGGTCCTAGATGAGGAGCTACGCAAGTCTGACATATCTAGGGAAGCTCTTGAGTCCTTGACAGATGAAGAAAGAGAGGCTCTGGACGAATTTCGTGCGTTTAACGTCAACTACATTCTTCCCAAGCTGACTAGCAGATACGCAGTAGTTGGGCTGGACGAGCTGGACCTGAGAGAGGTGCCTAGTTCGCAGGTGTCTCCCAAGGAAGTCAGTGTAGAGAGGGTTGAGCCTCTAGACACCCAGATATCCAGCATCGCTAGGCGGATCGACGAGGAGCTCCCTGACCTCAGTCCGGTGTACGAGGACGTGAGAATACCTGACGTAGAGGTGAGTGACTTCGCTGAGGAACGTGTACCTGAAGGGGAACGTGTACCACCACCCGAAGAGGGCGTACCACCTAAAGGGGAACGTGTACCACCACCCGAAGAGGGCGTACCACCTGAAGAGAGCGTACCACCCAAACTTACTGTACCTCCAGAAGAACAGATACCACCAGCTGAGCGTACGCCTCCACCGCCCCTTACACCACCGTCGCCGGAAGAACGCATCCCTCCGCCTGCAGGAGGTGTAGTCGAGGAGGAGAAGGTTAAAGGAGAGGAACCTGCACCCGTAGCGTGGAGGCAAGGCTTCGGGTGGTGGGTTATCAAGCCTCCATACCAAACCAACGAAGACATTTACTTCGTATATGGTGACGATTCTAGCAAGTTGCCAGCGGGCGTTAAGTTGGTTCGGGGTGGGCCAGGCTCCGCCTACAGAGCTATTCAGGCGTTGGGCTACGTGCCCGCTTCCGAGATAAAGCTTGACTTGGGCTTTCAGGACGTTATCATCAGAAGGCCTTCTACGCCAGGCCGTCCGGGAGCAATTACCTACATTCCCGACAGACACGGGCGTACTCGCCATAGTATCAGCGTAACGAGAGGTATAAAGCAGTTGAGGGAGAGTGCTTATGAAAAGGAGAGCAAGTAAACCTGTCCAACAGTTCTTCACTGCTGGAGACTTCAAGTACGAGCCGACGTATTCGGTACCTGGCAGAATGTACTTCTACGTATGGGGCTACACGAAATCTGGTCGAGAAGTACTGAGAGGTCCGATCACGTCTCGCGAGGTAGCGATCCAGAAACTGGCTGAACTCTCCGACGGTGACATATTCGAGCTACCTACTCGAAATCTTGCGGCGGCTACACGCACTATAAAGGAGAAACTTTCCGACAGAGGCATAGGCGTAGATGAAGTACTCAAGCCTATGCTTCACGAGAAGGGGTACGCCAGAGAGGTAGAAAAGGAACTGCAGAGCCAGCGTGCTCAGATTGGGCGGAAATGGTTAGGATAGCTCTGTCTCTAGTACTAGTTCTAGTCGCGCTAGCCTTCGCTGGTAGTGCGTTTGCTATCGGCACGCCGGATTCGATGGTGATAGGCGCAGTAGACTGGTACTGTAACTGTGCTACGGAAGGTGATGCGTTAATAGTCATACAGTACTACGTACATTACGCAACCCTTCCAGCTGAGCACATGAGTGATGCGTTCATATTCAGGTTGCGTGACAACGTAGGTACTCTGGCGGCAACTACGTCCTACGACTTCTACAACTATGGGTACGGCAGAGGAATTGTCTCGATGTACTTGAGTGGTACGTACACCTACGAAGGTGACTATAAGGTAGTCTTGTCTGGAAACCCCGCACTGTCATGGACCTCCGGAGTGCCACAAGTGGAGTCTACTAACATAACGTGGCACGATGAGTGTGACTCTCTAGGCAATAAGGTGTTGAGTATTGCTGACAACCTTTCGAAGTATTGGACTGATGTAGTTCTGGTCTCTAGTGGGCCTGCGGGATACACACTAACTAGTACGGGTGCGCATTACTTTACGATGTCCATACCACACCTTCAGGATATGGCACCAGGTATCTTCTCTGGATACAGCATTCCGCCCGAATTCGAGAGCGATGAGTTTGACGACGAGTACTTCTGGTCTACGTCACTGGAGGGGACTGAGATAGAGGATAACTTCCAGAAGCTCGCAGACGCTCTACATCTTCCTGTAAGTGTTACCAAGGTGCTTTTGTGGATGGTCCCAACACTGATGATAGGATCCTTTATTACGTTGGCAATAAGGGATCCGTCACCCATACCACTACTGATACTGCCCATGCTTCCTGCAGGCTACCTTGCAGGAATGCTTCCCATACACTTTACAGTAGTGGTAGGACTGCTCGCAACGATCGCGGCGGCATACATCATATACTACAGGACAGCATCAGGATGAAACGCGCACTAGCCTTGTTACTCGTAGTCATACTTCTGCTCATACCTAGTAGCGTATGGGCAGATGCCAGTAGCCTTATAGACTCGGAACTCATACCTTCGGGTACTACCGTAGGTAGCAACGACACCGCACTATTTGAGCTGTCTGAAGAGCTGCGTACTTACGGAATACTATATCCCGACTCAACAGCAGCTGAGCTTGCTACCTACAGCATCTCGTCAACTGGAACGATCACCCTGGTAGACAACGCTAGTATAGGAGTTAACCCTTACCAGATTGGCAATAGAGTAGAGCACGTTGTAGAAGACATATATGCATATGTCTATAGCACTTCCGTAGGTGGCTACTACAGAATTACTGCACGGACTCAGCACATTAACGACGGTGGTGCGATAGGCTCAGTAATCCAGACCTTACAGCTATCCGTCGAATCCGCCTACGACTACAAGTATCCGAGCATCATAAAGGTACCCGATACGGAGTACTACCTAGTAGTTAGCGAGAGATATGCCTCAGGCAGTAGAAGAATTACGGTACACGTACTGCGTATAGACTCTACCACGCCGGGTAACTACGGTGCCATAACCGAAATATCACGTACTAACGTATACACTCCTAGTGCTAACATATCGAACATAGGCATAAGTCACTATGATACTACGACAGCCTACTCCTACTTCCTGATCAGTTATCTAATGTCTAACTCTCTGTACGTATGTGGACTTACATTCAACAGAACGACTCATGCGGTGGCAGCCCCTTGGAACTCGTCGCTAGGGAGCGTAACTTCGGCCTCCCTCTATGACAACATACCGACAGTACTTCACGATTACGGTTACGACTATGGACTGTGCTTGTCGTCTATCAGCGACAGCTCCAATAAGGTAATCAAGCATATTACCTATCAGGTATCAGGGACATTCTCGTACTGTACGGTGATAGACACTCTTACTCTGACAACAACGCCGACGTTTAAGACTACTACAACACCTATCCATCTGAACTCAACCAAGTGGGGCTTTACCATTGGTTACACTGCTACAGGTATAGCCTTAGTGTACGGTGCAACCTTTACCATTCTTTCGAACGGAACTATGCCATTGGCTCAGTTTAGTGGGTTCACGTCTCATAGCGTAAACGTACCTTCGCCTACCTCGATGGCAGCTACTGCTCAGCAACAATACAAGTTTGCAGGATCGTGCTCAGTAGTCTTAGCGGACTCGGGTAACATATGTACGCTATCCTACAATGTCGAGCCAGACGTGTCTATAGATAGCATCACGAACGTCACGGAGACAGGTTTTAGGGTTAGTGGCACTGTTGTAGATGTCGGATCGTTTGCGGTAACTGAAATAGGTGCATGCTGGAACACCATAGGCTACCCAACGAAGTCCGATAGTTATACCGGAGTGGCTACGTTTATAGACGCGCCAGATACGCCCTACAACTTCAGTATAGACGTTAGTGGAGTGGATACGGGAACCTTGCATTACGTGCGTACCTACGCCACTAACGCTATCGGGAGTGGCTACAGTACTACAGACTTGCCAGTGCAGTACGTAGGGCCACCAAGTAATCTGACGGTTAATCCCGTCAGTAGTAATGCGTGTAACCTGAGTTGGACAAAAGGCATCGGCGCAGAGATGACGATGATCAGAGGAGCTTTCGGAAGCTATCCTAGCGGTACTGCTTCCGGGACAGAAGTGTACTACGGTTCAGGCACTACGACGTATTTCTCGGGTCCGAACTTCGCCATTGGCACGTACTACTTTAGGGCATGGAGCCGTTCAGTCTTGGGTCTCTGGTCAGAAGGGTATGCTCAGACTACTACTGGATACGAATCCTTGAAATGTTACATTCCAGTTTACGCAACGAACTCGAGCACTAACAGTTATGACGCTCTTCCTGTTAGCGTAAGCCTGAACAACGAGGCGCTAGCCGACGGCGGATACATCAGTGAGGAAGGGCTCGACGTCAAGGCGTTTTACGGAACTAACAGGCCCGTTATGGTAGCAGACGACAGAACGATGTTCGTCCTAGACTTCGGTCCTGGAGAGCAAGCGTACGTAGAGCTACAGCTTATGGAGACGCCTTCGGACTCCTTCTACTTAATACCGGGTCACAACGGGTACGTGACTACTTCCGATAGTGCAACTCTAGAGCCCGGAAGTAACGACTTCGAGCTCACAATTGTAGGATGGGTAGACCCTACGTCATCAGGCACACTGGCCAGGAAGAGTGGAGCTCTTGAGCTTTACGTGTCGGGGACGCATACCATTGCCGCTAACGTGTATACAGGTGCTACGTGTCATGTAGAAGGGACTATAGATGAGGATTACCACACAGTAACGCTATCTCGTAGTGGTGGGACATTGTCGCTGGTCGTTGACACCGTAACTGTAGGTAGCACCAGTATTTCAGGTTCGGTGGTGGACAATACAAACAATTGGACCTTCATGTCTGGGAACTCTCTGGTCTACGCCGAAAGCATTAGCTGGAAGGTAGGTGGGTCTACGGTTCTGAGGTACAAGCCCGAACGGATGGTGCGGGATAGTACCGTAGAAGACTTGGTTGGTAGTAATGACGGCACGATTACTTGGGGAAGCAACGTTGCCGAGGTCAGTGTTGATCCACTAGTGTGTCCTTACGAGGCTACCTACGCTCCGACGATCAGAAGAGGTACCACCTACGTAACTGAGATCCCGAATATAGACACTCAGATGGAGAGTGGTGGTGGCGAGCTTCCGCTTCTCGAGCCTGTAGTCAGACTAGTACAAGACTACACCAACTTACCTGCTGGTCTGATAAGGATGCTGGGTGCGCTGATGTTCTGTATGATCGTAGGCGTAGGCATATACATGTATATGCAATCGCTAGTGTTCGTAGCTGTGTCGACATGCACGCTCATGATCGCGTTCTGGCTTATGGATATACTTCCCTACTGGATTGTATACCCATATTGCGTGATCGCGCTCGCGATGTTAATACTGAGGAGAGCTCCTTCACTGTGACTGGTGCTAAACTGTTTGCGTTCTTCGCGACCTGCTTCGCTCTTGGACAGCTATTCAGCGGAATAGCACAAGGACAGTGGGCGTATGCTACGACTACCCTGGCCATTGATACCTCAGCTACGAGCACTACAATAACGGTAGTGAGTACAGAGAACTTCCTCTCAGGCCCAGACGAGATAACGATCGGAGACGAATCCATACGTTACAACAGCAAGGACGACACTCACTTCTACGGGGTTACTAGAGGGATTGACGACACTACAGCAACGGCACATGTCGCTGGAGAAGTCGTAATGAATCGTAACAGCAACATCATAAACAACATTCTGGGGTACAACGTAGCGGCGACTTCGGCTTCGTATGGTAGCTTGAGTGCGATAGTAGGTCTGCTCTGGAACTCTGTAAAGGCGATTCCACGAATGATTGCTTGGAACTACTCATATCTAGATGGTCATTTAGCGATGCTTAAGTACCTGATACTGTGGCCGATTTCGGCGGGCTTCATATTCAGTTTAGGAATCGTAGCCATGGTACTAGCTAGGGGTATATTCAACGTATGAGCTGTCGTAGGCTCTTGCTCTGGTAATCTGCGCATACATCGCGCTAATACTTTTGGGAGGTAACATGGACATTGCTATCGTAATTTTGAAGGCTCTCGGGATATCGTTTGGAGCATGCATTGCGACACTGTTCCTAGCAGTAGTAGGCACCATGATATGGGTAAAGAGGGCCATCAAAGGCAAGACCTACTGTCTTATACTAGATCCTAACAGGCAAATGCACGGCAAGCTCTGTAAACAGAACCCTAACGGCACCGTTACGCTAAAGGTGGGCAGAGGCAAGCAGAGCGAGGAGATGAACTATCTCACGCCTCAAGAGAAGCAGTTCTACACCATGTGGCCACCTGGCTTTCCGGAGTTTGTGCAAGAGCCTGTGTCGACACTTCTGTACACGGCAAACTGTGCGGACGCAATAGATCCGTTCAACCCTACAACGAGTATAACACCTGCAGTGCTACGTAGGATCTCTGACGACTCGGTAATAAAGCACGCATTTAGGGAAGCCCGTGACCATTTGACAGGCAAGACTACCAAACTCAACTCTACTTACATCATTTTAGGTGCCGCAGTCGTGATTATAGTACTGCTGATTATCGGCTTCATGGTGTTCCAGCTCAGAGCAGATATGGGTGACGTTAAGGACACGCTCCAGCAAGTACTGGAGCGTACAGACTTCGTAAAGTAGAGGTGTCTTATGGGAGAACTGACAAAAGAGGAACTGATACGAGTACTCAAACAGTCAGATTACGAGGCTACTCGTCCTGCCGCTGTACGCGAGCTATTCAACATGCAAGACGACTTGACGCTCAAAACAGAGACGCCGCCACGCATGGTAATGCCACTAGTTCTCATGCGTCTGGTAGCAGAGGCGTCCAAGCCTAACAGAGAGAAGCACCTCTTGGAGGTGTTTATTGAGGAGTTTGACAGGAGAATGGTTTCGTACAACCGCAAGGGTAGGCTCGAACTGCTCGGTGCTCTTCAGTCTCTAATGGAGACTGAGGGAACGCAAGTCAATCTGGATTAGGAGGTGCACTATGACACTTCCACGTCTCGAGGACTTGAATGTCGAGGATCTCGAGTTTCTGGCTTCCGTAGTAGCGGCGCGTAAGGAAGCCGAGAATGACGACGCTATCGCACAGCTTATTGAGAAATGCATCATCATCGAAGGTAAGAAGGGAAGAGGTAAGACGCTGAGTGCTGTAGCGTTGTGCTATCAGATGCGCGAGCGATTCGGCAGACACATAATTGCTGTCGGCTCTAAAATGGGTCTGAAGAAGGAAACCTTCGGAGAGTTTCAGGAGCTGACTATACAGCAATTCAGGGACGCTCTGGTAGCGATCTCGGAAGTGTCCTCTATTGCGGGAGGCGAAGCCAATCCTGAGGTAGTCCAGAAGTTGTTACTAGAGCGTGGCGTCGATGTACTGTACGCCACTATTGTGTTTGACGAGTCATATCAGTTGTTTGACTGCCGTACACCCTCCGACAAGCTGGTGAGGGCATTCGGGTACTTCGGAGCACAACAGAGGCACTACCACTGCACCACTATACTGCTAACACCTGACATAAACATGTTGGACAGACGCATCAGGAGACAGGTAGACTGGATCGGAAACTGTTTCCATAACGCCGCAACGAGTAACGTTACTCTGAGGCTCTCGTCAGGTCTAGACACTCTTACAATCAGGTTCAACGGAGCAGACGACTCACTGCATCCGGCATACTACGACATGTACAACACTCATGCGCTTGTAGGCTACCGTACGACGCACTTGGATGTGAAACACTACTAAAGGAGGTGAGACCGGGGTCAAAATACGTAAGACATCGCAACCCAAAATTCAGAAAGGAGGAGAGAAAATGTACGTACTGGGAGTTCTGAATCCGGAGAACCAATCGTTGGAGCCTGCATACACCGCTCTAGAAGACGTCTTCGGCGACGAGTCGTTCACAAGTAGTGACGCTATCGAGGCTATCTCGGGTGTACTGCAAATCTCACCTGGTGAAGCCAGCCGAACGTTCCAGCGACTGGTGTCGGTAGGCGCCGTACACGAGTAAGTAGGAGATCTATGGCACAGCCAAGACTTGTTAGGAGTGAGGGTTCCCTAACCGAGATTGCTCGGTCGATGGGGTATCCTTGGGTTACGCAGGTGCCATTAGAAGAGATCCCAACGTTCCTGCGTCTCCTAATAGACAAGTATGGCTACGACAGCGTACTGCAACTACTTCGATGGCACGTCCAGATACGTAGCAGTGCGCCGCCAAACGATCGTACTACGAGATGGTTCAGACACGCACTCTGGCTGTGTAGAGGGCTAGAATATGACGATGCTGGTACTTACACCCCTCGGAAGACAGGTAGCAGAGAACGTAAGCTCTCCAGAGGGCCCGTCTTTCGACGTACTGGCAGTACTGTACGAAAATAACGGACCTGTCGATTTCGAGGAGATACTTGCCGCCACAAACATGGACTCCGTAAGGGGTTCGATGGTAGTACGTAGCCTCATGAACAAGGGGCTCGTACGCGAGGTAACTTAATAAAGGAGGAGATAGGTGAAAGACATTCGTAATCAAGCACTTGTAGTAGCAGTGCTGCTGACACTGTTGGCGATTTCACTCACGCCTGTGTTCGCAGATGTAGTGACTCTAAAGCCGGGAACTAAAGTACCTACACTACAGCAAGTTACTACAGCAGGCAACACGACAAGCAACCCGATCGTGATCGACACGACAACATCGGACATTGGACTTACTATTGCACACCAGGCCAGTAAGTACTTCGCCGCTGAACACACTCTAATGTTCGACAACGACGCGTACTCGTTTGGCCTGTACGACGACGTCGGCGACCAGTACGGAATCCAGTTCATGTATGTGCCAGTGGTATCACTGTTCGGTGGTGCCTTCGTAACTGATGCTCTCACGATGCTGAGTTTCAGAGAGAGCGCTACTGATAACGACGGAGATGGTAACGTCGATCCTCTCGGCGCGTTCATGAACTTCGTCGACAAGAACGGCGATACCGTAATGAACGTTACGATACAGAGTACGTTCCAGGAGCACAGATTCGCATTGGGTAGCGACCAGAGCAACCCGCAACTTCTACCGTGGCTTAACTTTAACGACACAGGCGACTACAACGAAGAGCTTGGCACTGCAAACGTTCAGTACAGTTTCAAGTACGACCCCAACGTTCACATGCTGAGAGGGTTTGGTGCATCTCCGCCTGGCGGTCAAGGATACAACTATCCTCTTCCGGGTTTGATCTTGGGAGGGTTTAACGCCTCGGACCCCGACAATCGCGTACCTACTTCGGTGTCACAGCATGGACTGGGGTCTAACGACGTGATTATCGCGGTAAGCGAAGACGGTACAGAAGGTGGTGACTTCGAGGTTCAGGGTAACTCGTTCTTCAAGGCTACGACTCTGGACGAGGTCGACGAACCCGCTACTCCATCCGAGAACTCGTTGGTACTGTTCGCTCGCGACGACGGTAGCGGCAACACTCAGCTGTGCGTCAAGTTCAGTAACGGCACGGTCACTGTACTGGCAACTGAGTAGCAGTCAGAGCCTGGACACTACAGGTCCCTGCACTGCCTATACGTAGAACTTAGGAGGTTGGGAGATGACATACGCTAGAGTGATAAGGGAGTCAGACTTTGTAGAAGCGCTTCATCGCGCAATGTATGCGGGCAAGCGTATTCCAGAACTCGAAGGAGTCATCAAGAAGAGTCCGTGGACTGCGTATAGGTACGCGCGGGACATCTTGAAGAGCAGGTGGCCCGAAGCTGAAGACGTCATAAAGCAGGACCCAGATACTGCGTACTTGTACGCGCTAAACGTTCTGAAGGGTAGATGGCCTGAGGCCGAGGACATCATAAAGAACGATCCTCTAGCCGCGTACGAGTACGCAGCAGATGTTCTGAAACGTCCTTGGCCTGAGGCCGAAGACACTATGAAACGGGACTTGCGTATAGCAAGCATGTACGCAACGTACGTCCTAAAAAGGAGATGGCCGGAGGTCGAAGAGGAGATACTGAAAGATCCTGGTGCCTCGTACTCGTACGTAAAGTACCTCCTTCCGAAACGCATCCTACAGCCTACAGCCTCGCGAAAGAGGCACGTACGCAAGACCCTCTCAGAAATCAAGACGCTGAAGCAGGGAGGCTAAATGGGTAAAGTGCTTCTCTGTTCGCCACTTCTGCTACTGTTTCTTTCTTCGGTCGCGCTAGCAGACTCGCCGAACACACAGAGTACTGCGCACCTTGAAGTCTGGGGTACGGAATACGTCAGAGGTGAGGAAGCAACGCTCTACGCACAGCTACTCGACGAGTCTGGTGCACCCATAAACAGTGGCACAGTGACGTATAAAGTCTTCGACAGCTCAGGCAACCTATACCACTCAGGCACTCTTGCATATGTTCCTGGTACCAACGGGATATATGCGGACACGTTCGAGTGTAACCAGAGTGGAAACTTCGTTTGCGACGTCGTCTCTGTACCCTCAGCTTACGCTACAGGAGAGGTACACGTAAGTAATGCACAGGAGATTCTGATTATGGGATTGGTACTAGCACTGATAGCTCTCTCAATAACCTTCGTCGGTCTCCTATATAGGCTCTCATACCTGCTCATCGTAGCAGGAGTGTGTTGGGTGCTTGAGGCCATATACCTGTATCATAACGTCGAGAGCACTAACCCCTACATGCCAACGGCCTGGATGATGGTGGGACTGTCGATGGCATTCCTGACACTCTTCCAGGCAGTACGCTTCTACACTGAAATGCGCAAGCAGCCCATGCTCTCGCCAGAAGACGAACAGGAAGCCTACATAGGTGAGATCCGCAAACGTGTCAGCACTAAAAGAGTGCCACCATCGCTTCTACTGCGTCGATGGTGGAGACGCTAACTGCATACGTCGCGTTCGACCGTCTCAAAGGGTTCATATTAGTCTGCCCTTGAAAAGCAATCCATATTGTGTTATAATAAAATTAAGAACATGAAGAATGCAGTATGAAAGGAGGAACACAATGACTATCTGGGATATCAAGGACAGATCGTAGACGTAGAGGGGAGCTCTTCGTGAGAGGGCTCCTCTCTGTTCTCAGCGAATCGTAGAAAGGAGGAGAGATGAGATACGAATTTGCATCGCAGAGCTATAGGAATCCATCATTTGTCCTGGAATGGATGGGGCCAGAGGAGCCCCGGTTTCCGTCTGATCTACCCTGTACTCGGGTAGATGCAGCAATCTCTACCGTTGGGGGACAGACAGTCGTCCGCCTGACCCCCAACCCTGCGGGGAGGTACTGGCCGATCGTATACCTCCCCAACGGGGGTGGGCTGAGCATCTACGCTCACCCGAAGAACGTTCCCATCGAGGAGCGCTCGGGTGAGCGCAACAAGATGGCAGGAATCCATAATTTTTACTGCATTCCCTACGGGGGTCATGAGCACGGATTGTGGCTCATCCCGGTAGGGATTCAGACCCTGATGGTCTGTCACCCATACCGGGGAAAGCCCACTCTGTGGTGGTGGAAGGACGGGATAAAAGAGCCCGTCGAGGAGTTCAAGCCACTGTAGTAGACTGCAGAATCGGTACATGTAGAAGGTTGTGTTATAATAAAATTAAGAAATGGAAAGGAGGAAAAGATGAACACAATCATGCAATTCGAAGAGGCTCGGCGTCTGCTGGGTCACGAGGTGGTCCTCTCACCCGAGGAGGTGCGGGGAGTGTGGAGTATCCCAGAGTACATTTGGTGGTTGCTAGATCGATACCCTGCCCCAGAAGAGTGGGGTAGCGAGCACTGTCCTCCTGTGCTTCCGATGGTACGTATTGTACCAGGAAGGGGAGTATCAGCGACCGAGTCCGTGCACGAAGAGTGCATGGACGGGGTCGCCCTAAGCGACCTCCTCTGGGCACGGGAAGTTAGTTTGATTCACGTGTCCCGTGGTGGACACGTAAAGCTCAGCTGCACCGAAGAGGAATTTCGGTGCGAGCTGGCTATAGAACCAGAGAAGCTGAGCTCGCTGAGCGACCACCAGTTGGCGGCGGTCGCTCGTCTTATACAGGCAGGGCTGGTTACAGAGTACACGGGTGCGAAGAGGGAGGAGATCCTGGCCGCAGCCGAGAAGCAGGGGAGCTCCGTATGAGGAGCTCCCCTTTTTGTATCCGTACTGATGACATCTCCACTGAATACTAGCGTGGAGGAACACAATGGAGCTTGAACCCATGAAGGCAGTCTCGGGTGACGTCACTACGCTAGAACGCCTCTCGGACGACCCACGATGGGTAGCTGGCGAGAAGTTCGACGGCTATCGTGAGCTGTTCTACATTGGCTGCAATGGCAGTGGCAACGACTTACGATCGTCTCTTGGTACTTCACACATTTCCGGCGTCCCTCAGTTCCAGATTCCTGTGCCAGAGCTTAAAGGAACAATCTTCGACTGTGAGGGAATGGCGCCTACTCGTAGACTAGAGGATAACGCAACCTGCTTCAAGTCGTGTCCAAGCACCTCTATCCAATGGCAGCAGGAGCATGGGTGGGCGTCTCTAGTCATTTTTGATCTTCTCGTGTATAAGGGAGAGGTAGTAGTCTCGTTACCCTTCCGGGAGCGTCGGAAACTTCTACGTGAGGCTTTCGACGTTCTGCTGCGTCGAATAGAGCACTGTCGTCTAGAAACTCTTATAAGTGGTGGAAAGCTTTCGTACTGGAGACATGTGGTGGAATGTGGCGGTGAGGGAGTGATCTTGAAGGACCTTGACGCACCTTATGCGCCCGGAAAGCGGAGCGGTGCGTGGGTAAAGGTAAAGCGTATGCTTCGTCTTCAGTATGAGATCATGGGTTTCATGCCTGGCACTGGCAAGTATGAGGGCCTTATAGGTTCCGTGCTCTACGGTAGAGACGGAGCGGTATTGGGGTCAGCCAGTGGGATGGCTGACGAGGTACGGATAGCCATGACAAGGCACCCCGAGTGGTATGTAGGTAAGATGGCCTGGTTCGAGTGTCAATCACTTACAGACAGAGGCGTCATGAGACATCCACGTTACAAGGAGTTGGCAAATGATTAGGAAGCACCTTAACTGGACATGGATAGCGGGGACATCTACTTGGTACATCTCTGCCTTCTTCGGCAGTATGGTTGTTGCTTGTGCAGCCTACCTCTTCTGGAATGCACTCAACATCTGGATCCTCAGAGAGAAGGGTCACAGTTGGGCATGGTTCGTCATCCCCATCTCGGCTCTCTTATT